TTCTAGTTCATCAACGATAGCGCTATCGTTTTCGCCTGCTTCAATGTAGTGACCGTCTTGGCGAATCTCTACAGACTTGTAAGTTGCTTTGTCACAACCCGCTGCCTTGTATGCTTTTTGGATAACCAATTCTTCGAATGCTGCACGAGTACCTGAAGTAGATGGTGGGCCCAATACTTCGATCTCAACATCTGGCAAACGTGGATCAATGTCTGACCACTTAGTACGAGTGTTTTCGATTAGAACTTGGTTAAAGCAACCTGGTGCTGGAACTTTATCAGCAACAGCCATTGCCAAATCCATACGAGAGATGTTCAATGCCGGACCATCAATCGCATTTGCCAGCACGATACCATCGTAACCAACCATGAATTCGGTGAATTCAACACCGTTTGCATCACATACTGCTTTCTTGCTCATCTGACGAGAAGAAGCGTTTGAAATGTCTGGGTGGTCTAAGCCAACGCCAGCACAAAACAATTTAAATCCGCCACCTGAACCATCAGATGACATAACTGGTGCTTCGTAATCGGTCGTAGCACCGAATTCTTCGATTACTTCTGTTGCGAATGGGAATACTGTCGATGAACCAACGATACGAATGTTGGTACGTTGTGCTTCTGCGACTGCAACAACGGTAGCAGCGGCAAAAAGGGATGCGATAATTTTTTTCATGTGATCTCCAAAGTGAAAGGTTGGACAAGACCTTTCTCGCCCAACCTGAAAATTATGTATTCATTACTAGTTTTAATTTGTTACAGGAATATTACGATCTATTGATCGTCTTCATCCCATAACTCTTCCTCAATATCATCCATGATTGCAATTATCTGCAAATCACTTCCACAAATCGGACAATATTGCGGTTCATCATCTGAGGTAATATAGCCTTCTTCACCGCATTCATTACACTCAAAACGATATTCCATTTTTCCCCTCCTAAAAATCGATTTCGCAGGCACCGCCAGCACAAGCTGCCGCAGCCATTGTATCAACATCTGTATACTTCTTGGCAGTAAGATCATTCTTCCAATCTGGCTGACGCAAGTTAGATTGAATCTTATTCCACTTATGCAACAGATATGAATCCTTCAAGCAATATTCAGTTTTCTTCACATCGCCATCCAAATAATTTTGAGCAAACTGTTCAAATCTACGACACCAGTCTTTCTTCAATACAGTAGAAGAATCTTCTAATGAAAGATCTTCACCATAACCTTGCGCAGTTGCACATGCATCCCACAAGTTATTGAATGCAGACAAGCCATCGACTACTAGACCTGATGCAAAGATTGCTCCTGTGCCATACTTATCAACCATTTGATCGGCAGTAATTACAGCAGTATTTGGTGCCTGATTAAAGTCCTTATCGCCAGAAGTCGACAAGAAAGAAATACCAGCAAAGTTATAACGATTTTCAAATACGTATTTTTCAACGCTGTCCCAATCTTCTACGAGAATGGTGTTTGAAACGTTATGCCTTACGCCAGGATCGGCACAAAGTTCTTCATTAGTACCTTCGTTGACCCAATGCTTTTGAGCTTTTGCTACAAGATTAAGATGATCTACGCCAATTAGATCATCCTTAAACAATGAACCATCTTTCGGTACAATAGGGAATGATACCACCACGTCTGTGTCACCAGCCGACCATACAGATTCTTCAACCATGTATGGGTTTGATCGCATAATAGATTGCGTAATTTCAGATTCTTTGTTCATCTGAATATTACGAATATACATAGGAGAATGCTCAGCATGGATGCCAGAAGCAGTTTGCAAAAGCACCGAAGCATTGCCGCTTGGCTTGACACACGTTGTTCTAGCTGCTGGATTGATTCCGATAATTTTTGCAACTGTTCGGTTAACTTCTTTGACAATTTCTGCACCCTTTTTCAGAATGTTCTCGTTAAATAAAATGTCAGGATTGTTCATCCAACCAGTAATAGAAACACCAAGAAGTGCTTCGCGATCAAAGATTGCTTTAGATGTTTCGCTCAAGAATTTAAAGTCAGTATAACCTGCTTGCATGGTACCAAGAATGGCCGCAGCACGACAAGCCTTATAGAAAGACTCTTCGTCGATGCATAAACCACCATTGATTTCTGTCAAGTTACAACCTTGCCAACCTGATTCACCATTGATTTGTGGGAACATACCAATCTCAACACATGGATTAGTAGTATGTTCGGTTGATTCAACAAAAACAAAACCTGGTTCACCGAACTGTTTGACTGATTCCATAATCTTGCCAAACTGTTCTGCAGTAGTTTCATTACGAACGATAACTGCAGAGTTATTAGAACGAGCACGTTGAGGCTGTTCCATAAACCAATTACCAGTTTTTGCATTCATCATTTCTTCGTCATCGGGCGAGAACAGACAAATAGTTGCTGAACGACGAACACCACCAGATAATACAGCATCGGCAGCATGCATAGTAATGTCATACACATTAATAGGACGAAGCGATACTGGATCTTTAGAATCCATTACTAAGCTTTGAAGAAGGTGCTCAATTTTGTCCAAAGACCGACGCAAACCTTCTGGACCAGGAGCCTTAAAACCACCAGAGATCTTAGCACCTTTTGGACGAATGTTTGACAGGTCAAAAAACACACGGCGACCTGCAAACTCTGGGTATTTACCACCATCCTCAAAATAAGAAGCCATGAGTACATCAAGAGCAGATGCCCAACCTTCAATAGAATCCTCGACTACATATCCTTTTGCTTGCTTAGTGCGTTGAGTAACTTTTGGCAATTTAGCAACATGATGTTTTTGTACAGAGAAACCTGCACCTGCACCACACAAAAGAATATAGAATACTTCACCAAAGTATGATGCGCGATCTGCATAAGATGATGTGCAGTTGTACATACGCATCTGATGTTTCATCAACTGTTCACCGCCAAATTGCAATGCACGTTGAGCACCAAGTACACGTTGTTCTTTATATGCCTGACGAGCTTCTTCCAAATATGGACTTAACTCGTTCATTTTACTTTTATAATTATTTTCGTGCATCTCTAATACACGATCGACGGCCTCGTCCCAGGTTTCATAACGGCCATCTTCTTCTACGTACCGTGAATATCCTTCGTAGAATTTAGTTTCAGACAAAAACTTCCTTGTGTCAACATGCAATGTTGCCATTTGATACCTCATATTCGAATTTTGGATTAATGGTATTTTAATATACCATGGATAAAAAGTAAACTACTTTTTTAATACTTTTTAAAGTATTTTTCTACCAAATCTAATTGGTCTTGATACTTAGCCATTTCGGCCAGTTCAATTTCAATCGCATCCATAACATCAGAATGCTCACCGATGCCTACCGGATTACTGAGATACACCTCCACATTTAGCCTATGTTTCTCAACATGGCCATGCGCATGTGCTTTTAATGCCTCAATAATCTGATTACGCATCGGCGTCTTTCCTCTTCTTTTCACGATACAAATCGTAAAAGCTTTTAAAACGAGTTAGTACTGGACCTTTAGAAGGTCCAATATCAGAAACTTGTGCAGGAGTTAATCCGACGCTTGTAGTGGTACTATCTTCTTTAACGTTTGTTCTACTTTTCGTCATTTGATTATTTCTCCTGTGCTAATATATATCTTTTGTTGAGTTTTCACATGGACAGCTTCATAGATATCAATGCCAAAAACGCTTCCAACAGGATAACAATTTTCATAAATACGAACTTTATCTTTAGGAAGAGCAATCTCTTCAAAAGTATTATTCAGCATTTTATGATTACGTAGTTGGTACATGCCTGGACCTAACATTTTGTCGTCAAGCACAAACCACTCGTTATTTTCTTTCAATAAATCTGTTACATCAACTCCACACTTTTGTAGACTTTCAGTAATAGTTCTATCCGAAACATTAAAGTTTTCTTTTAATAAGAACAGAGCCGTAGCAAAAGAACCTAGACGAGAACCAACTAAAGGTACTTTTGAAATCATCCGCTTAATATTTGCGGCTAGTCTAATAAACGGAGTGTATGCGTTTTTCTTTTCAGGAGTATCTAATGGTACACCTTTGACCCTATTACCTTGAGCATCAATGATACCCAACTTATAAGCATCCCATGATTGCCACTTTTGTGTCATTAATCGTACAAAGCGGAATGCATAGACAAGATCAGCGCCTCTTTTTAATACCATGTTAAATCTTCCTCAGTGTATTAATAACATCCTGGTCCATCGTGATACCAGTATATTGGTCATTTTTAATATACTTAAGATAGATCAAAAATGGTTTAATTACCGGCCAATGCTTAGGATCTAATTTTAATTCTAGAATATTCAATGTAGCTTCAACCCCAAATGAATTAAATACTACAATGAGATGATTAAGAATTAAGCGCTCTGATAGATCGTCATTTTCTAAATAACGGTTTACCAGGCGCTTAATATATTTAAACCTTTTTAAGTCCTCATAAAATTCTTCAATATCAGAGAACTGCGGTTTGTAGTAATGCTTTGCAGCATACAACAGTAGATTGGATTCGGTTAGCTCATTAAAAATCATCATAAAATTATATATTAAATATTAACCGATTAGGTTTTTAACAGCTTCTACTAGTGTTGCTTTTGACTTTCTGCGGTCTAGCTCTACGCCGTGACCTCTACCAATTTCTTCTAATTCTTTTTTTGAAAGGTTGTCTAATTCGACCACCTCTTGAATAAAAACTGGTTGATCTTCTACCACAGTTTCAATTTCCTCTGCAATAGCATGGCCATGAAATTCATCAATCTGCGCTTGAGTGAATTTGCCTGCTTTTAGTAGCTCATTAGTTTGTGGGTTGACCCAACCACGATTGGTTGGGACAGCACCTTTTGCCCACTTTGGAGGTTGAATTGCCATTAGCGAACTCCATTCATTTTTTGCATTACAGCCATAATTTGATCCATGGTTTCATCAGAACCATGTACGGCTTGATCGCCACTACGCACATCTTCATCACCGCGGCTAGCCGCAGGCTCTGTTACGCGACCAGCGTCAGCAGCATCTTGATGACCTTTTTCTTCAGTATCATCTGGATTAGCCATTGCATCTTTAGCCGCTTGCTTCATCTCACGAGCGCCTTTGTTGTTGGCTTCTTTTTCGTCCATGCCTTCTGGTTCAGTAGCACCTCGAGTGTGCATTTCTCTATTTTCCAGGAAAGCAACTAGTTTTTCTCTAATGCCCATGTTAACTTCTTCCCTTTGCATTTCTTGCATTCCAGTAATATATCTATTCAATGCTGGATTGCCATATCTAATACCACCGCCAACTGGAGGTGCTGGCTGACCTTCAGGGCGAACTTTACGATCCTTAGATTGGATCAAACGGTCCAACTGACGTTGTGCAGTTGATCTATATGGATCACCTTGATGTCCCATAGCAGCAACGATTTTATCTGCAGCAACTCTTGCTTTACCAGATAATGTTTCGTATGCTTTAACGATGGTGTCCACAATACCTTCTTCAAGTTCAACTGATTCATTTAGACCCAGCTGTTCAACTAATGCTTCTACTTCTGAAGCATCAAAGTCTTCTTTTTTCATCAAATCGCGGATTGCACCAAAAATTTTACCTGCCACTGCGAGAGGTCCTCTTTTTTGTTCTTCTGGTTCTGGTTGTGCTGCAGGAGCAGAAGCACCTCTGTCAGCAGCAAGTTGGAAGTTTAATTGCGCTGCACGGGCATCACGCTCTAAACGTTTTTGATTAGATGTTTTAGGCCTAGCAGCAGGAGTAGGTGCAGATGGTGTGTATGTAAGATTAGCACCTGACGGAATAATACCTTCGCCATGGTCAGCCATACGTTGTTCACGCACAGTGCTTAGCTTACTTCTTTTCATAGTATCTGATTTAACTTCTGGGCTAGTTTCGCCGGCTTTATCAGACTTAATTGCATCACCGCGCGGACCACGAGATAGTGGATTTGCTGCACGCTTCTGGTCACTCATGTTTCCATTGGCTTCTGACGCTTCTTCAGAATCTTCGTCTTCTTCGTCTTCTTTACCAGCAATTTTTTCGCCCTTCTTAGTGTAAAGGACTTCGTCATCGATTTTCTTCTTACCTTCTTTTTCATCTTCGATGGCTTTACTTACTGCTTTACGACGATTGTGAAGATATTCATCAGACGCATCAACATCACCATCGTTGTCGATGTCCTGATCTTCACGCTCGTCATGGTCACCTTCCAACTCTTTTTTGTTGACAGGATCCATTTTCTTTTTGGCCTCTTCAAGTGCGGCCTTGTGATTTCTAAAAATGTTATTATACATTTTTACTCCTATAGATTAATGTATTGGGCCACAATTGAACCAATTGCTGCAATAATAGCAGCGATTACGAACTTATTTATCAATGCAACAGTTCTTGCATTTTCACTAACTCTTTCCTCAATATTATCAATTTTGACTGATAGCTTATTGATTCTGTCATACATTTTTTCATGGTCGTCACGCAAAGATTCAATCTTTTCTTCTGATTTTGCGAGACTGACCAGTGTCTTGGTTAATACTTCTAATTTTTCTTCGATTTTGTCAAGACGAGCACCATTATACTCCATGCGAGATAATACTCTGGTGACTTGTGTCTCTATATCACTATTGTTACTCATTAGTTATCAACCTTTGCACCAGCTCTCCATTGGTAGCAAGACCAATATCTTGCTTTCCATTTTGGCCCAGGATTATCGCAATTGTGTCTAGCCCTAAAGCTCTTGCGGCGTGCAGGATCGTCACGTTTGATTTCCATATTTGGATCGCCAAAACGCACGACTACGACATTACCCTTATCGTTCTTAACGTAGACCTTAAATTTCTTTTTAGGATCCTCGCTAGTACGAATAGGGTCATCAAGGGTTACCTTACGGCCTTGATAGACTGCTTCAGTAATTTCTAAATCTTCGTATAAGTTGCAAGACTCACATTTGGCATCAATTTGTTCTGCCATATGAGTCTTAAACTTACCGACTACCGAACTCATGGCCAGCAACCCTTCTCATTTGCTTTTTAAATTCGTTAAAGTCAGGCTTTTTCTTATAGAGTTTAATAGAGATTTCATTTCTCTCTTTACCCTTAATTCGCCATTTGTAACCATCTTCTTTATGCTCAGGCTTAGTAGTCTTTACTACTCTGCGCTCATAGCCGTCTTCCCAAGACTCAGACTTACCAGGACCTTCTGCAATGTAATCTTTAAATTTAAGCATCGTCATTATCCATTAACTGTTCTACAGCAGTAATATGAATTTCATGGTAATCATGTCCTGGAAGACCTGCAGCATCAATTTTAGCTTTTGCATCATCAACTGCTGCTTTCATTGTATCCATATCTTCTTGAGTTGCCGTACCTTTTTCGGTCAAATCTTTTTCGATTCCAAGATATTTATCAACTGCTACAACAGCGTCATGGAAACCTTCTTTGTCTCCCATGCCATCTTCTTGGTTGTCATTGAATGCCTTCAGTGCCGATGGGCAAATGTCAAAGTTCTTGGTTACTTCATCATGGTGAACCAATTGCTTACCTTGAATTTCTTCATTGACGTTTTCTGCTTCTAAGTAGTCACGCACTGAACGAATATAGTCAGTTGCCAGGGTCATCTTAGACTGAACCCACTCAGGCAGGTTAGCATCATCCTTAACCATGCTCATCAAGGTATCTGTCGCAGACTCAATCTTGCGAATCTGCGTCTTGAGCATAGAACCTTCTTGATCGTACTCATTAGGATCTTTTTGCTCATACATAGCTTTGTAAGCAGAAGCAATTTTTAACATATCTTTGG